ATTTTACGAAGTTTTACGAATGGAAAAGGACGGTAAAAACAAAAAGAATCAGCCGATATTCAACGTGTTAGCGTTAAATATCGGCTGATTTGGCGGAGTAAGAGAGATTTGAATTGCCAAAAATCAACGAACAATCATTCAACTCTGGCCGTGTACGAAATCATTACGAACAAGAAGAACGGCATTGTTCTTAGGGAATGATCGAAACTAGTGGATTAAGTAGCGCAGTTTCACTCTTATCAAGAGAAATTGTTTTATAGCCATCGGCCTCTAGTTCTCCTCGAACAGATACAAAAAGGTCATTACAAACATCTGGACGTGTGTTTGTTTTCAGCCCATCTTGGTAGGCAAGCTTATCACTTGTAAAAAGTTTATCACAATCAATTCTTGTATTGTGAGAAAACGGATTTCGGCTAATGTCTGCGGGTTCATCCAGATAGTGCTGCATATTAGAATTGCACAACATATAAGGTTTAAGTGTTTGACACTTTACATATTCATAATGGTTTTCCATTGCATCTGCGCAAATATACATGTGTGCGCTTAAGGCCAAATTACTAGAAACAGATGGGTATGGGATTTTTAATCGGATTACATCCTTTTGACTAATCAATTAAAAGCCTCCCATCCACATCTCTTTCAACAAACACAGGATTGTGCAAATCTTCATTTTCAGCCAAGGTTGCAAGAATATCTTCATCTTTTTCCTGCAATTTTGAAAAATCTTCTTTCGAAAAGACAAAATAGTACCCATTGACCGAAAGCACTTTTGAGTTTTCTATAAGCTCATCCGGGTACATCATTTCAAGCGTTTTAGCAAGATGTTTATCGTGATCATTAAAATCACTGCTATACAACGCAATGTGCTTTGCTCCAGATTTAATAGCATCCTCCTTGACTTTCCAAATATTCATTTGGTGAGTAAGAGCTGATAGCTCCGGCTCTGTAAGAATGCTGACAATAAACGAACTCCGTTTAGCACGCTTTTGGTTTATGGCAACCTGATTTTTATTATATGCGTCTAAAGCCATCTCGTCGAAGTCCATACGCTCATGCGTATAATCCCCCCACACATTACTAAACACAGGACCCCGTTCGTAACCTTTTAGAGAAGTAAAGTTGGCGGTTTCTCCGTCTGCAACAGAAAAAGACTCATATAAGAAAAGAAATTTCTGCAACTTAAGGGAAGAATTATATGCAGATTCGTTTTCTGTTTGTAGCCATCCACTTAATTCCAGCTTGTGGGCATCAGAATAAATCATGGTATCACCTCCATAGAAAACTATAGTATTATTCTATATCAAAGTATAAATTGTATGAAAAAAATTGCAAGGGAATTTTTGATAATTAAACAAAAAGTGCTAAAATCATTCAAAGTGTGCGTTGAGGATCCGTGTGGCTTCATCGACGGCGCTGGCCTTGGCCTCGGCGTACCAGCGCTGGGTTGTCAGGATGTCTGCGTGGCCCAT